GAGTCACCGCCTCAGTAATTAGGAGATAAATATTATGGCAATAACATCGGCAATTTGTAATAGCTTTAAACAAGAAATTTTAGAGGCGGAGCATAATTTTACAGCTTCTACTGGAAACACTTTTAATTTAGCTTTATACACAAGTTCAGCAAGTTTAGGAGCGAGTACAACTGCGTATTCTTCTTCTAATGAAATAACAAATACTTCAGGAACTGCTTATAGTGCAAAAGGAAAAGCATTAACAAGTGTTACACCAACTTTAGATTCATCAACTGCAGTTTGTGATTTTGCAGATGTCTCTTGGACATCAGCTTCATTCACAGCTAATGGATGTTTAATTTTTAATGATTCACATTCAACAGATGCAGCAGTTTGTGCAGTAGCCTTTGGTGGAGACAAAACTGTATCTAGTGGAACTTTTACAATTCAATTTCCCGCAGCAGCAGCTTCAACAGCAATTATTCGTATAGCATAAGGAGTAACTCCTTATGGCTAATACTTGGAATAAAGCCGGAACCACCTGGGGATATAACTCGTGGCAATCCGATACAGTCACTCAAGCAATTACCGGTCAACAAGCAGCAATCTCTGTTGGAGATTTAGAAGCGGCTAATGAAGAAGGTTGGGGCAGACAAGAATTTGGAAATTCTGGTTGGGGTGTAGAATATTCAGTTTCATTATCCGGATTAGGTTTAACATCTGGTCTAGGATCAGCTGAAGTACAATTACTTGTTCCTCTTACAGGAATAGATTTAACATCTTCATTAGGTACAATAGTTCAAGGAATTGAAGTTCCAATTAGTACAGCTGGTGTAGGTACAACAGCTGTTGGAGCATTAAGTGAAGTTAGTAGTAATGCGGGTTGGGGTAGAGATTCCTGGGGCCAAGAACCATGGGGCGATACCGATGAACCTGTTGTTACATTAACAGGATTAGGATTAACATCTTCCATTGGAAGTGTTTCAGCATACAACGAGCAAGGTTGGGGTAGAGACCCTTGGGGTTATGAAAACTGGGGTGAATCAGCAATGACAGTTGTTGTTGATGTAGAATCTAGTGGAGTAGCAACTACAAGTGTTGGAGCAATAACTCCAACTGCAATGAGTATTGGATTAAGTGGTCAATCGGCTACAGCATCTGTAGGAACACCAGGTTTAGCATTTGGTACAAGCACGGAACCTATTAGTACTGCTGGAGTAGGTACAACATCTGTTGGAAGTATTAATCTAGAAATAGGAGTTCCGTTAACTGGAATTGCAGCAACTTCTTCAGTAGGTGCAATTACACCAGCAGGAATGGCTATAGGATTATCTGGAGTAGGTGCAACTTCTTCTGTTGGAGAAGTGACAGTTGTTAATGTTGAATTAATTGACCTAACTGGAATAAGTGCAACTTCTTCAGTAGGAGCTATTACTCCAGCAGCAATGGCTATAGGATTATCTGGTGTTTCAGCAACTGCAAGCACAGGAGCAATTGCTCCTACAGAAATGACTATAGGATTGACAGGAGTTTCTGCAACTGTTAGTGTAGGTAATGTAGCGCCTTTAGGTTATGAAGATATTACCGCTACTCAAAGTGCTGGATATAGTTCAATTACAGGAACTCAAACTGCAAACTATACTGCTGTAAATGCTGATACAATATAGAATATGTTATTGACAATGAGAATAAAACAAATTAAAAAAAGATACTAATTAGGAGTACAAAATTATGGCATCAACCTATACACCTCTCGGCGTAGAATTAATGGCAACTGGCGAAAATGCTGGTACATGGGGAACAAAAACAAATACAAATTTACAGATAGTTGAACAACTTGCTGGTGGTTTTACACAACAAGCTGTATCTGATTCAGGTGATACTACATTATCAGTTTCTGACGGATCAACTGGTGCAACTCTTTCACATAGAATGATTGAGTTTACAGGAACAATTTCTGCAGGAAGAAACGTAACTATACCTATTGATGTTCAAACTTTTTATTATTTAAAAAATTCTACAAGTGGTTCTCAAACCGTAACTTTTAAATATGTTACAGGATCTGGTAATAGTGTAGCGGTAGGTAGTGGAGAAACTAAAGTTGTATTTGCAACTGCAAATGATGGTACAAATCCAGATATACTTGAATTACCAGCTGGAGATGTAACTTTAACAGGAACACAAACCTTAACAAACAAAACTTTAACATCACCTAAAATAGGTACATCTATTTTAGACACTAACGGAAATGAATTAGCTTTATTAACAGCTACAGGTTCTGCCGTAAACGAATTTACAATAGCAAATGCCGCAACAGGTAATCCACCAACTCTTTCAGCAACAGGTGAAACTAATGTTGGCATAGCTATTAAACCAAAAGGATCGGGAGAAACAATTGTAGGAAGCGGTGCAGCAAATGCAACGATAACTTCTAGTGGGGCTTATGATCTTATATTAGATACTAATTCTGGAACAAATTCTGGAACAATTACAATTACAGATGCAGCTAATGGAGATATAACTATTGCTCCTAACGGAACTGGGGTTGCTAAAGCAGTAGATGGTGCTGATGCTACAGGTGCAATTAAAATTGCAGGAAAAGAAACTATATGGATTCCCGCTGCAGCAATGTATGCACCAACAACTAACCCTGCAGACTCAGCTTTAGTTGAAACAACAGCAACAAGACCAGATTTAAACGTATGGGACTTTGATGCTAGTACCAAACAATACACTCAATTTACAATAGCGATGCCTAAATCATGGAATTTAGGAACTGTGACTTATCAAATTTTTTGGTCACCTAGTACAACAAATACAGGAGACTGTATATTTGGTTTACAAGGTGTAGCATTTGGAGATAGTGATAGTATTGATACAGTATATGGAACAGCAATAGAAGTTACTGATGCTGGGATTGGAACAGTTGAAGATCAACAAGTTTCATCTGAAAGCAGTGCAATGACAATTGCAGGATCTCCTGCAGATGATCAACAAAGTTATTTTCAATTATATCGAGACGCAGCAGACGGCAGTGATACTTTTACTGGTGAAGCTAGAGTACTAGGTCTTAAACTCTTCTACACTACGGATGCAGCTAACGACGCATAATAGGAGAAGAGATAATTATAATGGCTCATTTTGCTAAATTAGATGAAAACAATGTTGTACTTGGAGTTGTAGTCGTTGGAGACGATGATTGTAAAAAAGATGGAGTGGAAGATGAAGCTACAGGAATTTCATTTTTGACTAATCTTACAGGTTATACTAACTGGAAACAAACCTCTTATAATACACATGAGGGAAAATATTATAATAGTGATGGAACATTAGCTAGTGATCAATCAAAAGCTTTTAGAGGAAACTACGCTGGAATAGGAAGTATTTGGGATGCATCAAATAATATATTTATTCATGCAAAACCTTTTTCAAGCTGGACTTTAAATACTACAACTGCTATGTGGGAACCACCAGTAGCACATCCCGAAGATGAACTTTTATATACTTGGGATGAAGATAATACACAATGGGTGAAAGGGTAAAGAATGAGTTTTGGATATTTTAGTCTTGGTTTTGGAGCTGGATCATCAGCTAAAAAAAGAATTGTAGCAACAGGTGGACAAACATCAGAAGATGGAGATTACAAAATTCATACATTTCTTTCCGGAGCAAATTTTGAAGTAACTGAAGCCCCTGCAGGTGAAACTGTAGATTACATGGTTGTCGCTGGAGGAGGCGGCGCTGGCTGTAGAATTGGTGGCGCAGGTGGAGCAGGTGGAATGAGATATTCGTTTCCTAATGCAGACGGTGACGGTACACCTGTTTCTGTTCAAACTTATCCAATAGTTGTTGGAGGTGGTGGATCATCTTCTATGGGTAACAACGGCGTAGCAGGTCAAGCAGGTCAGACTTCTTCTGGCTTAGGAATTTCAACGACAGGTGGCGGCGGAGGCGGATCAGGTTTTGGCGGAGCTACCGGTAGTTCAAACGGTGGATCAGGAGCCGGCGGAGCAGGTCAAGGTGCTGCAACAGCAGGTAATGCTGGTGGTTACAGTCCTCCAGAAGGAAACGCAGGATCAGGAGCTAACTCAGAAAATTCAAGTGGTGGCGGCGGAGGTCATCAACAATCAGCAAGTCCAGCACCAGGTGCAACAGGTGGACAAGGTACTACATTAGCAATTAATGGTTCGGCTACTGCTTATGCAGGTGGTGGTGGTGGAGCTGGTCGTCCAGACCAAGGAAACCCTCCAGGTGGAAATGGTGGCGATGGTGGTGGCGGATCAGGAACAAACAGTCCAAATCGTCCAGGTGCTCAAACGGGTACTTCAGGACAAACAAACACCGGGGGCGGTGGAGGTGGTGGAGGATTTACACCTCACGTTTCAATCTCTGGTGGATCAGGTGGTTCTGGTATTGTGATTATTAGATATAGATTTCAATAGTTTTCTTTTTCTTGACAACTATTTTTTAAAATAATATAAGATTGTTAACAAGAAAGTAACATGCAATCTAAAGAAATAATTTTAACTCAACAGAAAATCATAGCAGGAAATATTCGTTCTGAATATTCTAAAATTGATACTGATGAAATAAGTAAAAGTCTTAGAAAAGATTTTAAAAACACAGTGTTTGATCATTCAAACAAATTTTATGATATTAATTTAACTTACCATGGACAACACTCTTGGATATATAATTTAATCCAAGAACAAATTTATGCTTACCATAAAATAAATTATGTTAATATAAAAAATTGGGGAAATATTGAAAAATTAAACGAATCTTCTATTACAAGAAATAATTTATTTCTTGACGATATTCACAATCAACCTTGGTATACTTTGATATACATATTAAAAGCAGGAAAAAATCCAGGTCAGTTAGTTATAAAATATCAAAAACCAACACAAAGATATTTTTATGATTACTTACATGTAGAAGAAGGAAATTTTTATTTATTCAATTCAAACATAGATTATTATTTTTCTAAAAATTTAGACACAACAGACAGAGAATACATTACTTGGACTAGCCTTGTACAATAATGATTTTAAAATATTTATTTTGGTACTATGATAGAGTTATCCCACCTACAGTTTGTGATAAACTAGTTAAAAAATACACATCTGTTAAAGATAGAAAAGGAGTCACAAAAGGAACTGATACGAAAGTAAGAAATTCAAATGTTGTATTTTCCAACGATCAAGAACTTTATGACATGATACATCCTTTTGTTGATCAAGCAAATTTAAACGCAGGTTGGAATTTTGATATAGATTATACAGAGTCTGTTCAATTTACAAAGTATAAACCAAAACAATATTATAACTGGCATCAAGATGGGTTTTCAGAACCTTATCCCATGAATCATAATTACGAAGGCTATAGAGGTAAGTACAGAAAACTAAGCACTGTAATTTCTTTGTCAGATGGTTCAAAGTATAAAGGTGGAGATTTTCAAGTAGATTTAAGAGATAAAAATTCTAAAGGTAAAAACGATATTAAAGATGTTCGTAATGTAATTACTGTTAAAGAAATGAGACAAAAAGGAAGTTTGCTAGTAATGCCATCTTTTATATGGCACAGAGTAACTCCCGTTAAAAAAGGAACCCGTTATAGTTTAGTTTCTTGGACTTTAGGTAAACCTTGGAGATAGTATGACAGAGTTTGAAAAGAAAGGATACATGGTAATTAAAAACGCAGTAACTAAACCTACTGCCAGATTTTTATATAATTATTTAATCCTAAGAAGAGAGGTACAAAAATTTTTAAAATTTAATAAATATCCTCATGCTCATTTTGAAGTCTATGGAGGGTTTGAAGGTAAAGGGGATATGGTCCCTGATACATATGCTATATATGCAGATATAGCCATGGAAACATTGTTATTAGCCACACAGCCTATTGTAGAAAAAAAATTAAAAACCAAAGTTTATCCAAACTATACTTATGCAAGACTCTATAAAACTGGAGACATCCTAAAAAGACATATAGACAGGTTTAGTTGTGAGGTATCAACAACTATTTTTTTAGGAGGAGATGAATGGCCTATCTTTCTTTCTAAATCTAAAAAAACAAATACTAAAGGAGTAGAGATTAATTTAAGCCAAGGAGACATGTTAATTTATAAGGGCTCTGAAAGAGAACATTGGAGAAATAAATTTAAAGGAGTTCAATGTGCTCAAGTTTTTTTACATTATACTGATGTTAAAACGGAAGGAGCTGAAAAAAATAAATATGATACAAGACCTTATGTCGGAATCCCAGAATCATTTAAAAAACTTAAATAGTCTTTTTGAAAAACATTTAGATGATATTGAGTATCCTTCACAAAAACAAAAAACTGAATTGTGGAATATATCAGGAATTCTTAAAAACAGATTAAATCAAAAATTAAAATTTGATACTAGACCCATTCAAAAAGAAGGATTTAAAGTTGGAAGTTTTAAAAGCAAAGCAGATAAAATGGTCTTTTATTTAAATAAAAAATGGGTTATAATAGACGTAGAAGAATTACACAATTATATAAAGAAGAATAACATGAAAGACATTAATATAGAAGAACTGATAAATAGTTTAGACTGGAATATAACATTATGATTATAATAGATCATCATATTGAAGATGAAGTATTAACAGATTATTTTTTTATAGAAGGAACAATAGATATTAACTCTGAATATTTTATTGAAAAAATAAAAAAAGGATTTCAAGAAGATAGTAACATGGGGTTTAAAACTAATATTAGAGATTTAATGACTTCATATTTTTATTTTAATGAGGATAAAGAGTTTGGTAAGCTATTGAATCAGTTTATTGTGTACATAGATGATAGACTGAAATTAGATAGTTATGCATTACAAGACTCTTGGGGTTATTGTGTACGAACCGGAAACAAAACTAATTTCCATACTCATAAACCATCTATTTGGTCAGGTGTTCTTTACTTAAATGATCACCCACAAACTTTAGATTTTCCAAAACTTAAAAGAAAAATAAAACCAGAAAAAGGTAAGTTTGCTTTGTTCTCTTCTTTTTTAGATCATGGTTGTAAAAAACATAAAGCTAAAGAAACAAAATGGGGAATAAGTTTTAATTTTTCTCCTGTTCGTATGGTTATAGATGGTAAAAAAAACTGAAGTATTAGGCATACCCTTTTATAGATTTTATTATACCAAATCTAAAATAGATAAAATTAAAAAAATTATTGCATCTCAACCTTTTATAAAAAACCCTAACAATTATATTTGGGCATACACAAGAGATGAAGGCATGAAAAAAATGCTACATGATTTACCAGAGCTGAAAAGTTTTTTTGGTTGGGTACATGAGTGCTTGCAAGAAGTTGCCAAAGATTTAAAGTTAACAGCGCCTTTAGAAGTAAATAGTTCATGGTGTAATATGAATGGTAAAGGAGATTCTTTTCATGGACATACACATCCAAATGCTTTTGTTAGTAGTAACTACTATGTATCAGGTTGGAAAAATGATCACACAGTTTGGCATTTACTAAATCCTTACTTTGGTAATAATATATTTCCTTTAAGTCAAAAAGATTATTCAAATGAAGAATATGATTTAAAACATTTAGAACCAACTGAACCAGGAAAATATATTGTATTTCCTCCAAAGATATTTCACTACGCACAACCTAATACAAAAGATGAAAATAGATACACGATAGCTGCAAATGCTTTTCCCAATGGATTAATTTCTTGTGGTGGTACTAATGAGTTAAACTTAAAATTAGAAAAGAAAAAATGATAAAACCTTTACTTACTAAACCTTTCTTAAAATTTTTTAAAAAATTAAAAACCAAAAACAAAACTTATTTAGAACTAGGTTCTGGAAACTCAACACTTTATTTTTCAAAATACTTTAAGCATGTTATAAGTTTAGAAGATGATAGAACATGGTTTGACAAGATAAATAATAACAAACCAGAAAATGTAGAGTTACATTTATTTAGTAAAAATAATATTAATAATCTATTAAAAACAAAATTAGCTGAAAAACCAGACTATATTATGATTGATAATAATCCTCATTACATATCTCGTTTAGAGATTGCTAACTTGGTACACTTTAATAAACAAAACAATTGTATTATTATATTAGACAACGGCCCTTGGAACTTACCAGCTTTTTCTTTTTTAAGAGACAACTATTTTAATTTAGATTTTGTAGGAAAAAGATATGATGATGAAATATCTACCACATCAATATTTTTTAATGAAAAAAACAGTAAACATTTATATGAAAATTATTGATAATTTTCTTCCTCAAGAAGAATTTAATAAAATACAAAATATTATTATGGGAGAACAGTTTAATTATTTTTATAAAAACTACGTTACCAGTCCTGAAGATACTGATTATTTTTATTTTGCTCATGAACTTTATAAGGATAACGTACCTCAAAGTGATTATATTAATTTACTTCAACCTTTATTTACTAAATTAAAAATACTTTCATTAATTAGAGCTAAAGTAAATTGTTTTCCAAGAACTGAAAAACTAATAAAATATGGTAAACATGTAGATAAAACTTTTAAACATAAAGGTGCTATATTTTATATAAACACTTGTAACGGAGGAACTTATGTAAAGGATAAGTTTATAAAATCTGTGGCAAATAGGATGTTGTTGTTTGATTCTAGTAAAGCTCATCAAAGCACAAATTGCACAGATGAAAAATGCAGGTTTAATATAAATATTAATTATTTTTAATATGAAAATTTATAAGAATTTTTTAAATACTGAAGAGTTTAACCCTATTCAAGAAACATTATCGTCTGCTTATTTTCCTTGGTATTATAATGAGGGAGTAGTTAAAAAGAATGATGGCCATGCTCAGTTAATTCATACTTTTTTTGATAAAGATAAAAATTATATAAACTCAGATTACTATACTTTGCTTCAACCTTTACTGCAGAAAATAAAACCTTTTACATTATTGAGAATAAAAGCAAACCTAACCCTTAAAACAGAGTCTCCTATAGAGTATGGTTTTCATGTTGATTTCCCCCTTCCCAAAATTACAACTGCTCTATTCTATGTAAATACCAACAATGGTTACACTTTGTTTGAGAACAAAAAAAAGATAAAAAGTGTAGCTAATACCTATGTTGAATTTGACTCTACACTTAGTCATACGGGGATTTCCAGCACAGATACTTTAAATAGGCTTGTAATAAATTTCAATTACATTAAGATATAATCGCCATATTGATATTCAAATCCAAGTGGTATAAAAGGTAATTATGTTACAAAAATTAGGATTTCTACCAGGTTTCAACAAACAAGTGACATCTACCGGAGCTGAATCTCAATGGGTGGGAGGTCAAAATGTTCGTTTTAGATATGGCACACCAGAAAAAATAGGTGGTTGGTCATCCCTAGGAGATAAAAAATTAACGGGTCCCACAAGAGCCCTTCATCACATGGTTAATAAATCAGGCATTAAATATGCTGCTTTAGGAACTAATAGAATTTTATATGTTTATTCTGGAGGAGTTTATTATGATATTCATCCTTTAGTTAATCCATCAGGTACAGCCATTACAAATTGTTTTAGTACGAGTAATGGTGATCCTGAGGTAACAATAACATTCCCCTCAACTCATGATTTCGCAAAAGGAGATATTATTTTATTTGGAGATGCTTCTACTTTTAGTTCCATTACTGGTTCTAACTTTACATCTGCAAATTTTGCGGATAGAAAATTTATGGTTACATCAGTACCTACAGCTACAACTATTACTATAACAATGGATTCTAATGAAGGAGGAGCCGGAGCGAGTACTTCTGGTGGAATTACTTATTATCAATATTACCATGTAGGACCAGCTGACCAAGTTGGAGTTTACGGTTGGGGTATTGCTCAATTTGGTGGAAGTGTTACTGGTGCTCAAACTACAACTTTAAATGGAGCATTAGGTGCTGACGCATATGGAACTGGTGGATCGGGAACTACTATTACTGTAGCAAGTACAACTGGGTTTCCAAGTACCGGAACAAATTATATTAAAGTAGATAATGAAGAAATTTCTTACACGGGATTAACCTCAACTACATTTACGGGAATTACAAGAAACGTTCGAGGAACAACTAATGCTTCTCACAGTGATGGTGCAACTGTAACCAACTACAGTGATTATTCAGGATGGGGTCAAGCAGCAGCAACAACGGATAAAGTTGCAGAACCAGGACTATGGGCTCTTGATAATTTAGGAAGCACCTTAATAGCTTTAATATTTAACGGAGAATGTTTTGAATGGAATGCAGATTCACTTAATGCTGTAACAACAAGAGCAACAATTATATCAGGTGCACCAACAGCATCTAGAGATATGCTAGTATCTACACCAGATCGTCACTTAGTATTCTTTGGAACCGAAACAACTATTGGTGACAAGACTACACAAGATGATATGTTTATAAGATTCTCTTCTCAAGAAGATATTAATACTTACGCACCAACAGCTGAGAATAGCGCTGGTACACAAAGACTGGCTGCCGGATCACGGATCATGGGAGCAAAACTTGGTAGAAATGCAATTTACGTATGGACCGATACATCTTTATTTACCATGAGATTTGTTGGAACTCCTTTTACTTTCGCCTATGAACAAGTTGGGACTAACTGTGGATTAATAGGTAAGAGTGCAGCCGTAGAAGTTGATGGTGCTGCGTACTGGATGTCTGATAATGGTTTCTTTAGATATGCCGGTAAATTAGAATCCATGGATTGTTTAGTGGAAGATTATGTTTATGATGATTTAAATACAACATCTAACCAATTTATATATTGTGGTATTAATAATTTGTTTGGTGAAATTACTTGGTTCTATCCAACAGCAGATTCTAATGTTAATACTCGAGCTGTTACATATAGTTATTTAGATTCAACAGCTAAAAGACCTATATGGTTTACAAATGCAAGTAGTTTATATCCTAGGACAACATGGGAAGATTCATCTGTTTTTGGTTTACCTCATGCAACAGCATATGATGCAGATACTGATAGTTCTTTTGACGTAGTTGGAAATACCGAAGGTGTTACTTATTATTATGAACATGAGACAGGAGTTAATCAAGTTAAAATTGGAACAACGTCTGCTATTCCTGCAGATATTACTTCTGGGGATTATGATATTACACAAAAAGTTATAAGAGGAGCAGCAACTAATATGGCTGATCTTAGAGGTGATGGTGAAAACATTATGAGAGTTAGTAGAATTATACCTGACTTTATTACTCAACAAGGAAATGCCATTATACAATTAGATTTAAGAAACTATCCTAATAATACAGCATCAAGCTCATCATTAGGTCCGTTTACAGTGACAACAAGTACAAGCAAAGTAGATACACGAGCAAGAGCTAGAGCAATTGCTTTAACTATCTCAAATACTGCAGTGGATACTAATTGGAAATTAGGAACCTTTAGATTAGATATACAGGCAGGAGGAAGAAGATAATGGCAAAGATAGTACAGTCATTAACTAGAGCAAGCTCAGAGTACGAGGAAGATGTAGCACAGTCTTTAGTTAGGGATTTAGATGCAGTTCTAGAAAAACTTAACACTACATTTCAAGAAGAATTAAAACAGGAGATAGAAGCTAGAAGTTTCTTTTTAGATTAATGGCAGTAGTAAACCAATATAAATTTGTAGGTATAGATGATAGCACAAGCGGTAGCGCATTATCTCCATTTGGATCAGGTAATCCTTTGGTAAGTGAAACATATTTAATTAAATCTATTCTTGTTACATCAGCTGGCACACCCACTGTAACTATTATAAATAATAGTATTACAGCTATTAAAGCAGCAGCATTAACAGCAAATGTTACAACAGAATTATTAACCCAACCGCTAATAGTAGAAGGTGGAAAAACCTTTACAATTCAATCTAGTAGTTCAGACTCTTTTGATGTAGCTATTAGTTATCTAAACATTAAGAAAGAGGTAACTACATAATGAGTGATATACCAACAATAACACCAGAAAAGATAATAACAACAATTAAGAACAAGAAAACAGGTGAAGTTTACGAGACTGAGGAGGTTTTAAAAGCTGCTAATATACCTGAAGAGGATGTCCAGAGAGACGTAACAGTTATCATGCCACCTCTTGATTTGTTCGCAAAAACAAAGTAAAAGGAGATATTATGCAAGAAAAAATTTCAATGAATGAATCAATAGAAGCTGGAGCACCAAATATTAAATATAACCGAGGTGATATTAGAATGGGTGGTGCCGAAGACCAACAAAGCAAAGAAATTGCGGCAGAAATATGGTCACAAATGGAACCACAACAAAAAGCTCAGTTCGTAAGTTTTGATGCATTCTTTCAAAGTGGTATCTGGAAACAAATTTTACAACAGTTGCAACAAGATCAATCAGGAATTAGATCTCAAGCTCCAGAAATGAG